CAAAACCAGCAACTAGACAACAATTAATTGACTACTGTTTTAGGAAGTTGGGTGCTCCTGTCTTGGAGATAAATGTCGATGATGATCAAGTTGATGATTTAGTAGATGATGCGATACAACTTTTTAACGAAAGACACTTTGATGGTGTTGAAAGAATGTATCTTAAGTATGAAATTACACAGGGAGATATAGATAGAGGTATTGGTGCTGATGTACCTGGTGAAAGTGCTATCAACAGTAAAACAGGTGTTGGTATAGTAACCACTACAACAACATCAACAAATATACCTGGTTACGGAACAACAACAACAACTTTCTATGAGAACTCAAATTTTTTACAAATACCTGATTCAGTTGTAGGTGTAAATAAAATATTTAAATTTGATACCAGTTCAATTTCTGGTAGCATGTTTAGTATTAAATATCAGTTATTTTTAAATGATTTATATTATTTTAACTCGGTAGAACTTCTTCAGTACAGTATGACAAAAACTCGTCTTGAAGATATTGACTTCTTACTAACACCAGAAGCGCAAATTAGATTTAATAAAAGACAAGATAGATTATACTTAGATATTGATTGGGGTGCACAGGAGGCAGGAAACTTCTTAATCTTAGATTGTCATAGAGCATTAGATCCAGAATCATTTACTCAGGTATATAATGACTATTTTGTTAAATTATACTTAACTGCTTTAATAAAAAGGCAGTGGGGTCAGAACTTAATTAAATTTAGAGGAGTTAAATTACCAGGTGGATTAGAATTAAATGGGAGAGAGATATATGATGATGCGGAGAGAGATTTAGAGAGAATCAAGGAGAAGATGATGCTTGAATATGAGTTACCTCCTCTTGATTTTATTGGGTGATGATAGATGGCATTAAATCCCTTTTTTCTTCAAGGTTCTCAAAGTGAACAAAGACTTGTTCAAGATTTAATCAACGAACAACTCAAAATTTATGGTGTTGAAGTTACTTATATTCCAAGAAAATTTGTAAGAAAACAAACAATAATCAAAGAGGTGCAATCATCTGCTTTCGATGATAACTTCTTACTTGAAGCATATCTGAATACCTATGAGGGTTATAGTGGTCAGGGAGATATCATGACCAAGTTTGGTGTAAGTTTAAGAGATGAAGTTACACTTACAATATCAAAAGAAAGATTTGAAGATTTTATATCACCATTTTTAGAAGCAGACGATGACTATGAATTAGCATCTAGACCTCGTGAAGGTGATGTAATATTTTTCCCTCTTGGATCAAGATTGTTTGAAGTTAAATTTGTAGAGCATGAAGAACCCTTCTATCAATTAGGAAAAAATTACGTTTATCAACTTAAATGTGAACTATTTGAATATGAGGATGAAGTATTTGATACTGATATTGAAGAAATAGATTCACAACTTGAAGATATTGGATATATTTCAACTCTTCAACTGATTGGAGTAGGACAGACTGCAACAGCAACAGCACAATTAAATTCAATAAACAAATCATATATTCGAGAGATTGTTCTTAACAATGATGGTAGTGGATATCAAAGCACTCCTAATGTTGCAATAACGACTGCACCAACTGGAGTAGGAAATGTAAATGCAACTGCTGTTGCTATTACTACTCAAAGAGCTGGATTATTCTCCATTGAAAGGATAGTTCTTACAAATGCAGGTGCTGGATATACACAAGCACCATTAGTTACAATCTCTGGTGGAGGTGGTGTCGGTGCTGCTGCAACTGCTGCTCTTGAGCAATCTAACTTTGGTATCGTTGACTTTACTATTACAAACAATGGTGTTGGTTACGCTGCAACCCCAACAGTCTCAATTGTGGGTGCAAGCACATCACCAGCTGCTGCAGAGGTAAATCTTCTTGCAGATAACACAATATCAGATATCTTAATTAAGAATGCAGGTATTGGATATACACAATCACCAACAGTTGTAATTTCTAGTCCATCATTAATTCAAGGTGTGGGTAACTTTACAAGAGGTGAAATTGTTAAAGGAGTATCATCAGGTATTGAAGCAAGAGTTAAGGAATGGGATACTGATACAAGAATACTTAAAATATCAAATGTTGGTATTGGAACAACTCAGAGGGCATTTATTCCTGGCGAAACTATACAAGCAACAGAATCAACTTTCTTCAGTGTGGGTTTATCAACATCTGCTGTAGTTGGAGTCACAACAACGATATTTACAGGTATTAATACATCAGGTATTATTTTAAATCAAGTTCTAGGTCAACTATTATTCGGACAACTTCCTGTAATTGGATCTGGTTCAACTGTTGTAAGCATAGGTGCAGGTACAATCACCATAAGTTCTCCTACGTTAAATACTACTGGAATAACAACCGTAGTTTCATTTGGATCTACTGTATTCTCAAATTATGCTTTAGATTTCTTCAGTGAAGAAAATCAAGACACAACCTTTGAATCAAATGACGTAATCGAAAGTGAAGCAGACGATTTACTTGATTTCACAGAGGGTAATCCATTCGGTACATTCTAATGTTAGGACAATACTATTATCACGAAATACTCAGAAAAACCATAATTGCTTTTGGTACTATCTTTAACGATATTCATATTCGTCATCGAGATGGTGCAGGGAAAGAAACAAGTGACATGAGAGTTCCTCTTGCATACGGACCAATGCAAAAGTTCCTAGCAAGATTAGAGCAACAAGCAGATTTAAATCGTGCAACTCAAATTACATTACCTAGAATGTCTTTTGAGACAACTAACATAGCATATGATGCAACAAGAAAAGGTGGCATAACACAAACATTTAAAGCATCTGATGGCAGTAAACTTAGAAAAGTTTTCATGCCAGTTCCTTATAATCTAAGTTTTGAATTAAATATTCTTGTTAAATTAAATGATGACGCTTTACAAATTATTGAACAAATATTACCTTACTTTCAACCATCTTTTAATGTTACCATTGATTTAATAAGTGTAATTGGAGAGAAGAGAGATGTTCCAATCGTGTTAGATAATATTTCATTTCAAGATGATTACGAAGGAGATTTTACAACAAGAAGGGCACTTATATACACACTAAACTTTACTGCAAAAACTTATCTGTTTGGTCCTGTATCTGATTCTAGTGAAGGTCTTATCAAGAAGGTTCAGGTCGATTACTATGCTTCTGTTGATACGGAGAACGCAAGAAGAGAGTTAAGATACTCTGCTACACCTCAAGCAAGACAGGATTATAATGACGATAATACAACTGAATTAAAAGAGAATCTTACCAAAACTAAGACTCGAATGGATGTTGGTGCGACTAGTGCTTTAGCAGTGGATATGAGAATTATTATAGATAAAGAAATCATGAAAATTAAGGAAATCGTCGATGCAAACACAATTATTGTATTCCGTGGGTATGAAAGTATTGCTACTACACATACAAAAGGAACATCAATTGATGTGTTAACTGCCGCTGACGATGCCTTAGTTGAACCTGATGATGACTTTGGATTTAATGGTGTTATTGAAGTATTCAATGATTCTAAAACATATAGTCCAACACAACAGAAAGATATCTAATGAATACCATGACTAACTATGATTCGATTGATAAAGCGTTAAACACAAGTAGTGCAATTGATGTTACTCCTACAAGTAAACCACAAAAGGTGGAATCTACAAAGGATGATGTCAAGAAAGACTATGATTATACCCGTGCAAATTTATATTCGTTAGTTGAAAAAGGTCAGGAAGCACTTAATGGTATTTTAGAAGTTGCAGGTGAAGGTGGCAGTGCTAGAGCATACGAAGTTGCAGGTCAAATCATTAAATCAGTTGCAGATACCACTGATAAATTGATGGATCTTCAAAAGAAGGTTAAGGAAGTAGATGAAGATAAGAAACAGACAACAAATAATGTAACTAACAATGCACTCTTTGTAGGTTCAACATCTGAACTCTCAAAGATGTTAAAACAAGGAATACTAAATAATAAAGAAGATTCTTAATTTTATGAGTGATTCTATCACAATAGAGAACTCCGATGGAGAGACCTTTGCAGAAGTGATTGATGTTGTGGGCGTATCTGAAATCAAAAAAGCATTTCATAAGTCTATAAAAGAAGGTTCACTTCATAAGTGGTTCAAAGGTTCAAAGTCAAAAGATGGCAAACCTGGTTGGGTGAATGTCGTTACTGGAGGAACTTGTGCGAGTGATAAACCTGGTGAGGGTACACCCAAATGTGTATCAGCATCAAAGAGAGCAAGTATGACAAAAGCAGAAAGATTATCTGCATCAAGAAGAAAGAAGAAAGCAGATCCTGGTCAACAAGCAAAATCTGGTGCTGCAAAACCAACTTATGTTTCAACTGATAAACCAAAGAAGAAAATGAGTGAAGAAATGAAAAGAGATGAATATGGTGATCCAATTGGTGGTCCTAAAATTTCAAAGAAGCAAATGAAAAAAAATCTTATGAAAAACGAACCAGACGAGCAACACAACACCAGAATGGGTGAAAGCACAGAAATAACAGAAGGAGATAAGAAAGGAAAAGGTAGTGGTTCAAAAGATGCTTGTTATCACAAAGTTAAATCAAGATACTCTGTATGGCCAAGTGCATATGCATCAGGTGCATTAGTTAAGTGTCGTAAAGTAGGTGCTGCAAACTGGGGTAATAAATCAGAATCAGTTGAAATGAAGAACTATCTTGATAAGAAAGCAAAGAAGTTAGAAAAACAAAGAGCATCACAATCTCAAGCTGCTAGAAATAATCCTGCTTTCGATAGCACTTCACCTAATAGTAAAGATCCAGCTGTTGCTAGATCAAGAGCAGAGGAATATATTCCAGAAGAGGGTTATGATATTGCAAGAGATCGAGGTATGGTAAGACCATCTAAGGATAAGAAAGATGCAACTTCATATCCACCAAGTGAAGAAATGAAAAAAACTCAGGTAGTAAACAAAGGTCCTTCTGCACTTGATCGAGTGAAAAAGAAGTATAAGGGTCAGATCATGGATATGAAAAAAGAAGAAGTTGAATTGGATGAAAAGTGTTGGAAAGGTTATGAGAAAAAAGGAATGAAAACCATGTTTGGAAAGAGATATCCAAACTGTGTGAAGAAAGAAGAATACTCAGATTGGAGAAGTGAACTTGAACAGATTGATGAGGTAGCTTCAAAGGCAGTCACACTTGGATTTAAAGGTGCAGTTGCTGGTGGAAAAGCAATAGGAAAGAAACTATCAAGAAAAGCAGTTCGTGCAGGTATCAAGGTCGGTGGTAAAAAGGGGGGTAAAGCAGCTAAAAAAGGAGTCGAAGTAGCATCAAGAGAAACTAAAAAAGCAGCAGTAGAAACAGCAGGTGCAGTTGGTGCAGGAGCAGCAAAGGGTCTCAAAAAGAGAAAAGAGAAGTTTGTAGCAAAGGTAAAAAGAAAATCTGAAGAGATGGTTAGTGGTGAGGGTAAAAAAAAACCAAAAAATGTAAATGAAAATATAATTACAGACACTGCAGCGGAAGCTGGTAGAAGATCAGGTGCTGCGATGAGCAAAGAATTAGTTAAGGGTGGTACAAAACTTGCAGCGATTGGTGCTGGTGCATATCTTGGTAGTAAACTTATAGGAAAAGGTATCGACAGAGTTTTACCAGATAAGAAAAAAAAGAAGAAAACAGTAAAAGAAGATAAGTCACCTGCATGGCAAAGAAAAGAAGGTAAAAGTGAATCAGGTGGTCTTAACAAAAAAGGTGTAGCATCTTATCGTGCTGCAAATCCTGGTTCTAAGTTGAAGACTGCTGTTACAACAAAACCATCTAAATTGAAGAAGGGTTCAAAAGCAGCAAACCGTAGAAAGTCATTCTGTTCTAGAATGAAAGGTATGAAAGCAAAACTTACTTCTGCTAAAACTGCAAGAGATCCAGATTCAAGAATAAATAAATCACTTCGTAAGTGGAACTGCTAATAAGTTATGAATGATAATGTATACCTTGGTAATCCTAATTTAAAAAAAGCAAATACTCCTCATGAATTTACAGAGGAGCAGGTCATTGAATTTGTTAAATGCAAGCAAGACCCAGTTTATTTTGCAAAGAATTATATTAAGATTGTTTCTCTTGACGAAGGATTAACTCAGTTTCATCCTTATGATTTTCAAGAAAAGTTAATTAAAAACTTCCATGAAAACCGTTTCAACATATGTAAGATGCCTCGGCAGACGGGTAAATCTACTACATCTGTATCATATCTTTTACATTATGCTGTTTTCAATGATAGTACAAACATTGGTATCCTTGCAAACAAAGCAGCAACTGCCCGTGATTTATTAAGTAGATTACAGACTGCATATGAGAACTTGCCTAAATGGATGCAACAGGGTATAATATCTTGGAATAAAGGATCATTGGAGTTAGAAAATGGATCTAAAATCTTGGCTGCGTCTACCTCTGCTAGTGCAGTCAGAGGTATGTCTTTCAACATTCTTTTTCTGGACGAGTTTGCCTTTGTACCTAATCATATTGCTGAGTCATTCTTTGCCTCAGTATATCCTACTATCACTTCTGGTAAAAACACCAAAGTCATAATGGTTTCTACTCCTCACGGAATGAACCATTTTTATAGGTATTGGCATGATGCTGAAAGAGGAAAGAATGAATATATCCCAACAGATGTTCACTGGTCTGAAGTACCAGGCAGAGATGATGTATGGAAAGAGCAAACAATAGCAAACACATCAGAACAACAATTCAAAGTTGAGTTTGAATGTGAGTTCTTAGGATCAATCAATACTTTGATTGCACCATCCATATTAAGAAATATGGTATATGAGACACCACTCACTAAGAATGCAGGTCTTGATATTTACGAAAAACCAGAAAAGGATCATAATTACATACTCACTGTTGACGTTGCAAGAGGTCTTGGGAATGATTATTCTGCATTTATAGTATTTGATGTCACTCAGTTTCCATATAAGGTAGTGGCAAAATATCGAAATAACGAAGTTAAACCAATGTTATTTCCAAATATTATACTTGATGTTGCAAAAGGATATAATAATGCTTACATATTAGTAGAAGTAAATGATATAGGAGATCAAGTTGCGAGTATTCTACAATTTGATCTTGAATATGAAAACTTACTTATGGCGTCGATGAGAGGTCGAAATGGTCAAATAGTGGGTCAAGGGTTTTCAGGAAAGAAAACTCAGTTAGGTGTTAGAACCACTGCTGCAGTTAAAAAACTAGGTTGCAGTAACCTGAAAACACTGATTGAAGATCATAAACTACTTACTTGTGACTATGAAATTATATCAGAATTGACTACATTTGCACAAAAACACAATTCCTTTGAAGCAGAAGAGGGGTGTAATGACGACCTGGCTATGTGTCTTGTGATATTTGCTTGGTTAGTTGCACAGGATTACTTTAAAGAAATGACAGATAATGATATTAGAAAGAGATTATATGAAGAACAAAAAAATCAAATCGAACAAGACATGGCACCATTTGGTTTTATTGAAACTGGATTAGAGGACTCAACCTTCGTTGACAAAGACGGAGAAGTATGGCATACTGATGAATATGGAGACCGTTCATACATGTGGGACTACAGATGATTTCAGCTTTACTTTTCAGTTCAAGTTTTCTTAACTTTGCTTTCTATATCTACGCAATAGGATTTGTGATAGCATTGGTGTTGGAACAAATTGTAAAACAATCTGATAATCAAAGAAACATTTTTATAGTTGAGACAAATAGAAAATATCTTTGGAGACAAACTTGGATAATTAATATTAATTGGTTTGCGTGTAATGTAGGTCTATATTTCTTATCAAGAAATATGCAACCAGTGGGTGATACCTTCTGGGATGGTGCTTTATAATACATGTAGACTACATGAAAAAGGATATTTTAATAAATAATTTCAGAATAATCTGAGATTCGGAGAATAAAGATGCCACTAAACTTAGCATCTCCTGGAATTGTAGTTAGAGAAGTTGACTTAACCGTTGGTCGTGTAGACACAGCATCGGATAAAGTTGGTGCTCTTGTTGGACCATTTGCCAAAGGAGCAGTAGAACTTCCAATTTTGGTGGAGAATGAGCAAGATTTATTAGATAATTTTGGTCAACCGTCAGGTACTGATAAACACTATGAGTATTGGATGGTTGCATCATCTTATCTTTCATACGGAGGAGCATTAAGAGTTGTTAGAGCAGACGATGATGACTTAAAGAATGCTTTTTCTGGAACAGCAGGTAGTATTAAGATAAAGAGTACTGAGCACTACAATGACTTAGGGTATGATGGTTCAACAATTACAGGAGTAACTGTTGCTGCTAGAAATCCTGGTTCATGGGCAAATGGACTAAAGGTTGCAATTATAGATGATCTAGCAGATCAAATATTAACATTCAGTTCACTTCCAACAAATATTGCAGTTGGTTATGGAATTACACAGGCGATTCCAGCAAACACAGTTGTTGCAGGTTCTGGTACAACATCACTTTTAACTGGTTACTTTAAAGGTATAGTTACTGAGGTTGATTCAACTAACAAGAAAATTTCTGTTAAGATACTACAGTCTGTTACAAACGCAGGTGTAGCAACAAACGTAAGTTATCAACCAAACGGTATATACAAGTTTGGAAACACTGCAATTGGTGTTCATACTACAGGTATTTCAACTGGATATAGTTATACTTCACCAACTGCAAATGTAGATTGGTTTGATTCACAGTCAATTACACTGACCAACTCAACAGTAAATTGGAATAACATTGCAGACAGACCTGGTACATCATCTTATGCTGCAGCAAGAAGTTCTAGATTTGATGAGGTTCATGTTGTTGTATTTGACGATGAGGGAACAGTAACAGGGAATGCAGGAACAATTCTTGAGAAGCATCTTAGTTTATCAAAGGCAAAAGACGGTGAATATTCTTTAGGATCACCTTCTTACTGGAGAAAATATATTTACAATAATTCAGAAAATATATTTGGTGGTGGTGCTCCTGCAGGTATTGTTACAACATCATTCGGTGACGGTGCTACCAACTTTACACTTTCAAGTGATGTAGGTTGGGATCAAAATGCTCAAGGAATTGACTTTGCCGCTACTGGTACTACTACACTTACATTAGGTGGTGGTAAAAACTATGATGGTAATTCTGATCCTGATGTTGATGGTTCATTCCAAGTAACACTTGCTGGACTTGCAAAAGGATATGAGTTATTTGAAGATGATAACTTAAACTCAGCAGACTTTATTCTAATGGGTTCTGGTAATCACACTAAAGAAACAACTCAATCATTAGCAAACAAAATAATTTCTGTAGCAGAAATAAGAAAAGATGCAGTTGCATTTGTTTCTCCTCACAGAGGTGCATTCTTAAGTGATGGAGCAGCAGGTTCTGTAACTGTATTCGATGATGATCAAATAACTGATAATGTCATCGGGTTCTTTGCTCCTGTAACATCCTCATCATTCGCAGTGTTTGATGGAAGTTACAAGTACATGTATGACAGATTTGCAGATACATTTAGATATGTCCCAATGAATGGAGACATTGCAGGATTATGTGCAAGAAATGACATCAACAACTTCCCTTGGTTCTCACCAGCTGGAACTGCAAGAGGAGCTATCCAAAACGCAGTTAAGTTGACATATAATCCATCTCAAACACAAAGAGATCAATTATATTCAAATAGAATTAACCCAATTATCTTCTCACCTGGTGGAGGAATTATCCTCTTCGGTGATAAGACTGGTTTAGCAAAAGCATCAGCATTTGATCGTATCAATGTTCGTAGATTGTTTATTTTCCTAGAGAATGCAATCTCCGCTGCTGCAAGAGATCAGATGTTTGAATTCAATGATGAGATTACAAGGACAAACTTTGTAAACATTGTTGAACCATTCCTACGTGATGTACAGGCAAAACGAGGAATCTTTGATTTC